GCTTGGCAGTGGGCATTTTAGAGGGGGCTATTGCCCCCATGCCGCGAGACGCCATCATTTCTTTTTAGCCATTCCACCGTAGCAGTATCCGCCAGCTTTCATTTTGATTTGCGTACCTTTGGTTTTACCCTTGGTAGCAACACCATCACGGCTGGGAGCTGCTGTTTTCACTGTACCCATTTTTGTTGGGGCTACGCCACCACCTTTAGCCATCTTTTTCATATTAATACTCCTTTTAAAAATTAACGCATCATTCCGCGAGTTTTGCCTTTTTTAGCAATGCCATCTGCACGTTTAGAAGCTGAACCTACTTTACCGCCTTTTTTAGCGGTAAATGTTTCTGTATCTTCCATTTCAAACTCAGCCTTTTTTACAGGCTTTGGTTTAGGTTTTGGCACAGGTTTTTTAGGTTTGTTTAGATCCGGCTCGTATTTAGACGAATCCATATCCGGGGGGCTAGGTATATTTCTATTGGTTGACATTGCCATCATCCTTTCTTAGCAAGCGCGTCAATCTTTGCTTCAAGTCTTGTAAAGCCTGAATCAAACCGTTCCATAATTTTTTCAAAATCCTGCTTAACTTCTGCGCGGGTGATGTACTCACGGGCAATTTCTTCTCGCGTACGGTTTAGCAAAATCTGAATACGCTTTTGTTCATCAGAAGCTTGCTTCACCATGAACATCACCAGCCCCACTAAAAAAGAAGTGATCAGATTCCAAACCAGCGTACCCGTTTCCATTTAACACTTCCAAGCCCTTAACGATTTATTGATGCGGCTATCTGGATCGTTAGCTGTTTTAGCGCTCGTAAGCTTCTTCTTCATGCCTTTCATCCGGGCACAAAAAGAATCTCTGCGTGACCCACCCTCTGGTTGAGGGGGTTTGAGTCCGGGTTTCCCCGGATTAGCTGCGTTGTACGAAGCTCGCCCCTTGGCGTTCAAACCACCTTTTGGGTTCTTGCCTTCCTTGCGCTGCCACGCCGGAGACTTAGCCATAGAACACCGTCACTTTAGCGGCAGTAGGCAACGTGACGTGCACATCTGTACTAAACAGAATGCCTTCACCGGGGATTAGGTTTGCAAAAGGATTATTGGTGTTTGCAGGGATATTAAACTGCAAACGGATTGTGCCGCTCGCCCCACCATCACGGAAAATAATATCCCCGGCAGTGCCCCCGGAGAGGCACTGATAACCCTTTACCCTAACACGCCCGGATACAGCGGTGCCTGTCGCTTCCACATGCGAAGCTTTTACGTCTGTTTGCATAGCCATAATTGGCCTCCGTCATTAGACGTTTTGCTGACCGAGGTATGGATCAGTGACGTAGTACAGGATTTGTCCAGAAGCAGTACCGCCCGTAGGAGCGTCGCCTGTCGTAGCCCCAGCAGTGATTTTGACCATTTGGGTAGCAGACATAATCACCCCCATGTCATCACCTGCCGTAGCCGTGGACCAATCAAACACTTGTTTGCCTGCGTCAGCATCACCCGCAGCAATTAAGCCATTGGGGTCAGAAGCAGAAGTGTCAGAATAACCAATCCAGCCCATATCAAAAGTAGGTGTCGTTCCACCTGTACCAGCAGCGTTGATGTTAACTTGAACAACAACTGCGCCAGCAGGAAGAATTACCGGGGCTGTATTAGAAGAAGAAATTTGAACCGCTGTCGTATCAGCAGCAGTCGGGTCAAAATAAAACTGGGCCACCATAAGTCCGGTGCCACAATATGCGGTGCGAGTTTGATCGCCACCACCCGAACGCCAAATTGCTTGGGTTGTTGAAACTGCCATGATAATTCCTTATGCACAAGTCGCTTGCTAATCGGTGCATCGTCTGCTGGGACAGTTTAGCAAGCTGGTTTCCCAGATACTCACAGTATAAATAAAAAAGGGGGTTTTGCAACCCCCTTTTTAGCCTGATTAGGCTCCCTGAGATCCGTAGATTCCGAGAGGATCAGACACACCAAAACTATAACGCTCACGAGCTTTGTAGCGAACGTTGCCCGTATCAAAGTCACCATCCATTGAATTTTGTAACGGTGTCCGTACAAAATGCTTCAAGCCGTTAGGAACATCGGTCGTCAAGAACCAAGCGTTGGTATCGGTCAAGAAGTGATTGACCGTATAACCCTCAGGAATCGAACCGTTGTTCTTCAAGGCATTGATGTCGTTGTCGTTAGTACCGACACGGAGTTCGGTTTCTAACAGGCGAGTTGCCACGAACATCAAAGCAGGAGGAACGATAAGCTTGCGGGGTTTAGCAGCGATCAAAAGCCCACGTTCATCAGTCCACGCAGCGATCTGAATCACTGCATTTTCCAACGAGGTTTCGTTAAGATCCACGCCCGTAGCGGTCGTGTTGCTGTTAGTGCCACCAGAAACCAGCGGATGTGCTGTGGAGAACAAAGTCTGACCATCACCGTAAGTTACGGTAGAAGCCCAACCGTTATTCAAAACAGCAGCAGCTTTAACCTGCTTGGTATAAGCCATCGACCGTGCAAGTGCCTTGGTATAACGAGCCGACAAGCTGTCGTACAGGTTATCTTCAATCGCTTCTTCAGTGATTGAGAAGCCATAAGCAATGGTCTCGTGCGTATAACGTGCGGTCCAAGCTTCCTGCGCGTTGTCATAAGCAATTGCGCTACCTTCGTTTTTAACCGGGGCAGCACTAAAGCCTGACAGCTTGGTTTCCTCTTCAAACGAGCGCTCGGAAGATTCAGTTTCGTAAATCTCTTTGTGCTCTTCGCCATACTTCGCATACTCCAAACCGAACAATGCGTTCAAGCCGGGGAGCAGCTCTTTCAATAGTTGTGCGCGTGAAATAGCCATTTATGTTCCCCTATTACAGTCCGGTTGGGTTGTAGTAGGCATGACCACCGAGGAAAGTAGAACCGCTAATGTTCGGCATATTGAACTTAACGATAGCTTCCGGGTAGTAAACAGTGCCACTATAAGAAAATGCCGTATCAGGCACCAGATCAACAATACGGATCGGCAAAGAAGCCGTCACATCTGCCGAACTCAACAAAATAGCTTGCTGAGAATCGTTGCTTGTGGTGTTAAGCGTGTTAGCTACCAATGCCACGTTGTTGTTGATGTTGGTGTAGGTCAGGCCCGATGTCGTCGAAACAACCGTCGTGCCAGTAACTACGGCGACTTGGAACAACTGATCTGGATCTTCGCACACGAACGCGGTGATAAAGGTGTTTGCCTTTACCGAGGTGCCGCTAATCCATGCTTGCGAGAACGTGGGTTGTCCGGTTACAGACGAAACAAACTGACAGCCTAGAAAGACGCCAGCAAAGCCTGTTGCAGGTGCAGCCGTTGTCGAAGTCGAAACCGCGATGGTGCCGTCATTAACAAAAATAACGGGGTCACCGAAACCAATGCTAGAAGCACCGGATGCGATACGGCGTTGACGAGTAGCACCGGCAAAGACCTGACCGCCAATCAGATTGATTGGTTTCAAGCCATAAGGCTTGTCAATAGTCGGGTAAGCCATTTGGAATTACTCCTTGGATTGTTGATTACCGCGTCCAAATGAAACCGAAGTTTTGCGCTCTGAAAACAGAGGCATTCTTGGATCATTTTCGCGCATGAAGTTGTTGTCTACAGAACGCATTTGCGCATCGGCCTGCTGTTGATAATAAGCATTCCGCTGCTCAACAAATTCTGTCGGTGTTTTACAAAGCATTAAACCACCCACCACGATATTGTCTTTGAATCGAGCATTATCGGTTTCTAGATAACCAGAAATCTCAGGATGATCTACAGCTCTAACAGGTTCCCACCCCTCACGCAGTTTGGTTGACACGTTACGTGGATCTGATTGACCCATCATGGAAACACGAATCCAGCGATACTTATACCCCGGCTCAGGTGCAGGGTCCGGCAGTAACGTGGGAGGTGCCCAGCTACGAGGACGCTCAACTTTGTCGCGGGTATTCAATTCTCTGTTTGTACGATTCTCAGCCATTTTGTGTCATTCCTTCCGCCACTTTTCGGGCATACAGTTCAAGAGGGATCTTTAACTTCTTAGCTAGTGCAACCTGAGTTTGTGTCAACGTGATTTTCTTTGGCGCAACGTTTCGACTTGCTGGGGCTACAACATTACTGCTCGTCCGTTTAGGTTTCTCCTCTGATTTCTCTGTTACATCAGAAAAGTTTTCGGGGAATACCTGACGTAAACGTTTGTTTACGCGTTCATAATAATCGTCGCTCCGTGGATCGACGCCTTCTTTGACCAATTTTTGGTGCAGCCCTAGCGCAAAGCTGGTCATCTCTTCATCTTGCCCAAACCACTGATTTTTTTCCTGCCACGCAAGTGCTTTGGGATCTGAAGGCGCTGGAGCGGATTCGGGATTTATTTTTACATCGTTTTGTGTTGTTTGTAAAGCAGGTGTTTCTTTAGGTGGCGCAGTAACTTTGTAATTTGCCAACCGATCAGCTTTTATTTTTGCAGCCGTTAATGCTTCTTGCGCCGCAACAACCTGATCTGCATCAAACGATTCATAGGCTTCTTTATATTTACGCTTGGCTTCTTCAAGCTCCAAAGCTGCTGCACGTTTGGCCTGTTCTACAAGCGCAGTAGTGTTTTCATGCACAGAACCTTTGAGTTTGTTGTTTTCATCAATGATTTTTTGTGCAAACTTCAGCGCTTCTTCTTTTTCACGTAGCGCAGCTTCTTTTGCTCGACGCTCGTCGTGATACCCGTGCGTAATTTTTTTAATACGTTTTTGAACACTTTCGTCGTATTTAGCCAGCTCGTCATCTGTTACTTCATTGACAGGCTCATCTAAAGGCTTACGTCCTTTATCTGGCTCTGGCGTGTCATCAACAACTTCAATATCAAACTCAAAACCATCTTTGGCTTCTTGCTTGGTTTCCTGTTCTTTTTCGTCAGGAAACTTAAATTCAGTCTTGTCCATTATTCACCTCACGCACGTTGAATGCCACGGGGATCTTCCACCACAGCTTCTACGGAATCATCGTTAATAATCCGAAACTCACGGTCGTGAATCTTTAACCGAGTACCAGTATTTGCGCGGGTCACAATAAAGTCCCCCGGTTTGCACCAAGCCCCAGTAGGGAAACGGCTTTGATCTGCATAAGCCATATCACCTAGTGCTACGACAAACAGCACATTGCTTAGTAATTCTTCATGCTTCACGGTTACATCAGCTTTGACAATCCCACTATCAAACTTATTCTCGATATTAGGTAATGTGCAAAGTATTTTGTAACCCTTAACAATAGGTAATTGCTTTGCTCTTTCTTTAGCTTCTTCAATTACTGCATCTGCTGCTTCAGTCATTTTCAAATTCCTCATATCGTTGCACAAGGTCTTGTACTTCCATCCTTGCACGGCGTAGACCTTGGATTACGCCGCACAAATACTTATATTCAGCAAAATCTTGACTTGAGCCTTCAGCTATTGCGTCACTCATCTCGCGTTCACGTTCTTTGAGCTTATTAAATAAGTGATCTAACATTTGTTTTTCATACGCCATATTCACCACCAATGGTTGGGGCACCACGCATCTTTTAGCCATGTTTTAGCAGGCATGATGCAGTTACATTGTTTACACGTCTTTATCAGGGGGCGCAGTTCCGGGCACACCTTACACACCGCGTACCGCGCATCCCTGACGTCTTTATTTATCAAGATGTACCCATTTTTCTTCAGCCCCTCTGGGTTAACGTCGTCCGGCTGCTCTTGTTTTTTCTGCAATGTCGAGTCCATCTTTCACCAACTGTGCCTGTATGCGTTCGCGCTCAATACCCAACCGCTGCTGCTGTATCTGGGCATCTGTCGCATCTTTCTGGGTTTTACGCTGCACTTCAGCCTGCTTGATCTGCAACTCCTGCTGCTGCATCTGGATGAGCGGATCTTGTGCCTGCTGCTGAGCTTGTTGTTGCGCAGCCTGAGACTGGTGGATCTGTAACAACTGCTGCGAGGCTTGAGCAATAAATCGTGACATCTCAAGCTCGATGTCCTC